AAAATTAGCAACTACAAGTGATGGTATTTTTGTAAAACAAGATAATGGAACAGCACATATAAATCTTAGGAGAGATGATTCCACGATACTAGCAACAAATGATATAGGATACATTAATTTTGAGGGAGACGATCCGAGTGATGGTACATTCAACACAGGTGCAAGAATATTAGCACAAGCAGAAGCTGACTGGGCTGTTGATAATTATGTTAGTAGTATAATTTTTCAAACAAGAGCTACTTGTGCAAATCTAGCCACAGTTTTAACTTTGGATTCAAACAAGAACGCAACTTTTGCAGGTAATATAACAGGCACATCAGCACAATTTATAGATACAAGTAATCCTGATGGGGGTAGTGGTACAGGAGAGGGTGGCTCTGTCATTATAGAGGGCAGGAGAGATGGAACAGCTAATTTGTTATCATTAAGGTCAAGAGATGCTTCTGCGCCAACAGTAGCCTTACCAAATGGTCAAGGTGGATTAATAAGATTTCAAGGATTTGATGGAACTGATTTTGCACAAATGGGTGCTATAGCTGTAGTAGCAGATGGTCAAGCTGTAGCTAATAATGATGCACCTAGTAAAATGATATTTTATACAGTGGCTGATGGTGGCGAAGCTTTAACAACAGCTCTTACATTAGATAAATCACAAAACGCAACTTTTGCAGGTACAATTTCATCAGGTGCTATAACATCAAGTGCAAGCATAACAGCAAGTGGTAATTCAAATAATTTTGGTAATACTACAATAGCAGCATTGTCAGCCACATCAGGTACTTTTTCTGCAAGTGTAACAGCAGCAGGTAATTCTAATAGTTTTGGAAATACAACTTTTTCAAATGATGTAAATTTAGGAGATAGTAATACTTTAAATATAGGCACAGGGAATGATTTACAATTAATACACGATGGCTCAAACTCTGTTATAACAAACCTCACAGGTAATCTTTTTATAAGAAACGATGCAAATGATGCAGATATAGTATTCCAATCAGATGACGGAAGTGGAGGTAGAACTGAATATTTTAGAATTGATGGTGGAAGTGAAAGAAATATAGCATCAAAAGAATTACAACTTTTAGATAATGTTTATTTAACTTTTGGTACAGGTCGAGATTTAAGATTAATACACGATGGCTCTAATAGTTTTTTGGAAAGCTATAATCATAATTTATTTATTGACCAAAACTTAGACGATGGAGATATAACTTTTAGAAGTGATGATGGGTCAGGTGGAAAAACTACTTATTTTGTTGTAGATGGTGGGGTTGTAAGAACTAGGTTTTTTGTGGATACTGAACATACAGATAGCGTCAAAGCAAAATTTGGAAATAGTGGAGATTTAGAGATATATCACGATGGTAGTAATAGTTATATAAATGAAACAGGCACAGGTGTATTAAGTATCCAAAGTGATGGAACAGAAGTACAAATAAATAAAGGTGCTTCTGAATATATGGGTAGGTTTATAACAGATGCAGGAGTTAAATTATATTATGATAATTCTCTAAAGTTTGAAACAACAAGTACAGGAGTTAGTATTACAGGAGACTTAGCGATAAGTGGAACACTATCAGGCGCAGGATCTTTTGTTCCTGTTGGTGGTGGTACTTTTACAGGGGATGTTACTTTAGACAACTCAGGAAGTGGAGACAGAGTTCTAACGTTATCGACTACAACAGGTGGCGACCCTCAAATAGTATTTAATAGTGATGCTGCAAATAGAAGTGGATTAATTAAATATCAAGACAATGGTACTAATATAGGTAGAATTGAGTACGTACACAACGGAGATAAATTACAATTTCAAGCAGGTTCAGCAACAGGACAAATTTTAGAATTAACTAATAGCACAGCTGAAGTAAATGGTAATTTAGTTGTAGATGGCGCAGGGGTAAGTACAGATTTTCAATTAAGAAGATCTGCAAATGCAGCAGCACTTTTGACTATTAATGCACCAGGTGGTTCACCGAATGCTTCTATATTTTCAATAAATGGAAATAGTGTTATGACACTTGATGTAAATCAAAATACAACTTTTGCAGGAGAAGCATCTTTAAAATCAAAATTAAATTTACAAAGGTCAAGTGCTGGCGCAACAACTTTAATACAGTTTAAAAATGAAAATGGTCTAGATAGGGCGCATATTGATTTTGGAGGAACAAATGAAGAATTAAGTTTTTTCTCAGGCGCAGGTAGCTCAGAACATATGCGTATAAATAGTTCTGGTCGAGTTGGAATTGGAGAAACAAATCCTGAAAGTATTTTACACATAAAAGACACAAATGCAGAGATAAGAGTTGCAACTGATGCTGATGGAGAAACAGCAAGAATAGCGTTAACTGAAGATCCAGATGGTGATACTCACGGAGGGTATATGCAATATGTAGGAAATGGTGATACTTTAAGATTAGGTATTATAAACTCAGGGACAGATACTGATGTTTTAACTATAAAAGATACTTTCCAAGTTGGAATAGGAACAACATCTACCGAAGGTAAATTTACTGTGGTTGGTGCAACTCAGACTTGTAATTTTGATTTAGATGCAAATGCAGAAGTAGGTTTATCCGTAATGGGTGTACACTCTACAAATTTTGTTGGTATGACTATTGGCTCGGCTAACTCTACAAAAAATTCAGGTGTATTTAGGTTTAAATATAATGGTGCTGGTAGTAATAATAATTATGTAGGTATTGGTTTATATGCAGCAGATGATATTCTTAATGTTACAGGTCATAGTCGAGTTGGAATTGGAACTACGACGCCAAATGCAAGATTAAGTTTAGGAGATGCGGGTGGACAACAATTTTATGTTTATGAGGGAGGTGATGTTAGAGCAGGTTTAGGTGTTGATATGAGTGGTAGCTCAAGAGAATTAACCGTATTTCACGCAAGCTCAGATGCTTCAAACGGTAATATCAGTTTTGGCTATAGACTAGACAGTAATGGTTCTTATGTAGAAAGAATGAGATTAACTGGTGCAGGAAATTTAGGGCTTGGAAACACTAGCCCACAAGCTCTGTTTCACGTTGGCCCTACACAAACTATAGGTAGCGACCATACAAGTGGATTTGGAAGTTCTAGATTTTTTATTGTTAATGGCAATAATGGCGGTAGTGGCGTATTTCAACAAGGAACTTCTGCAGCAAATATAATTATGTTTGGTAAAGACACGGCTAATACAGCCATAGGTTTTTACAATAGTGATATATCTACAAATCAAAGTTCTGTTGGATCAATAACAACAACCTCAAGTGCAACTGCATTTAACACTTCTTCAGACTATAGATTAAAAGAAGATTTAAAAGACTTTGCAGGATTAGATATGGTCTCTAAAATACCTGTTTATGACTTTAAATGGAAAAAAGATGAAAGCAGAAGTTATGGTGTTATGGCGCACGAACTTGAAGAAGTTTTACCACAAGCAGTTAATGGAGAAAAAGATGCAGAAGAAATGCAATCGGTAGATTATTCAAAAATAGTACCACTACTTGTAAAATCAATACAAGAATTAAAAAAAGAAATAGAAATTTTAAAAAATAAGTAATTATGGCAAAATCAAAAATAAGTTATAACTGGGTGATAAATGCTCTTGATGCAAAAATCAAAGAGGGAGATCACGAGCAAGTAATATACAATGTGCATTGGGGTTACAATGCGAATAAAGGCGATTATAATGCAAATATGATAGGCACTTATAGTGTTGTATATGACAAAGATAATTTTATTGAATATGATAAATTAAAAAAATCTGATGTTACTAAATGGCTTGAAGCTGGATTAGATGTAGATTCTATGAAAACAAATCTTTCAGGTCAGATTGATAAATTAGAAAATCCAACTGACATTGTATTACGACCTAGTTGGTAATTTACTATATTTGAATAAAATATAAAATTATGAGTAAAAAATTAGAACAATCAGAATTAGAGTATATCAAAGAATTATTTGATAGCAAAACCAAGAACTATATTGCAATAGGTCAAAAGTATGAGCAAAAAGAACTTTTATTATCTGAAATGAATAACTTAGTAAAAGACAACTTAGAAACTCAAAGCGACTTTAATAAAAATATGCAAAAGTTACAAGGTAAATATGGCAAGGTCAATATTAATTTAGAAGATGGCTCTATTCAAGAAATAGAAAACAATGAGCAAAGTACTGAATGAAGATACACAAGTAAAACTTGATTTAAAAACAATAGGATTAATTTTAGCAGGGGCAATATCTCTTGCTGGACTATATTTTACATTAACAGCAGAAATAGAGTTAGCAAAAGAGTTGCCTAAACCTGAGCTTACAAGGACAGAATATGACCTGAAAGATCAGTTAATAAGAGAAACTATTGAAAATACAGCAGAGCAAGTACAAGAGAACTCTGAAAAACTAGATAAAATAGATGAGAAATTATATGAAATTATACAAAAATGAAAAAGATATTTGTCCTCATTGCGTTATTTGTATATGCAATAGGTAGTTCACAAGAATACACAGTTTTACATATAAACAGTTCTTGGAATTACAGAAACGATTATAAAGACCTTAATAAAATACAAGGTGCTAAAATTGTTAGAGCTTTATTAGAAGAACAAAAAGCATCTATTAAATCTCAAATTAAATCTGTGCCTGTTATATTTTTATATAGAGGTAGAAATTTAGTTGGTAGATGGGATGCAGGTATTTCACTTTCTATTAAAGTACCTGTTGAAGAAATACAAGGTGTTATAGAAAAAACTAAATACACAAGGTTAGCTACAAACTGATGAGAAAAATAAACAAACTCATAGTACATTGTTCAGCTACACCTGAGTTTAAAGATTTTGATGTAGAGGATATTAGAGAATGGCACGTTAAAGGTAATGGTTGGTCTGACTGTGGTTACCACTATGTAATAAAGCTAGATGGAACTTTACAAGAGGGTAGGCCTATAGAAAAAATAGGAGCTCATTGTGCAGGTCATAATAGAGATAGCATAGGTGTATGTTATATTGGAGGTATGGATAAAAATATGAAAGACTGGAAAGATACAAGAACACCTGAACAAATAGAAACTCTACACAATCTTTTAGTTGATCTGAAAGAAGCACACCCACAAGCTATAGTATATGGCCATAAAGATTTTACTGACAAAAAAGAATGTCCGTCTTACAACGCAAAAGAAGAATATAAATTAATAAGTAATGAGTAAACCTAAGAAAAAATTTGCTGATAGTACAGTAGGTAAGCTACTATTAGGAGCTGCAGGTATAGTAAACCCAACACTAGGTAATGTTTTAAAGGGTGTTACATCACCAAAAGAAGCAATAGCAGAGATAGGCAAAGCTAAGATACCTACACAAGATAAAATAAGACTACAACAAATGTTGTTTGAACAACAAAGTAAAGAGATGCAAGAAATAAGTACAAGATGGGTTGCAGATTCAAAAAGCGACAGTTGGTTAAGCCGTAATGTAAGACCTATGGTTTTAATATTTTTAGTAGTATCAAGTGTCCTTATGGTTTTTATAGATGCAGGATGGATAGATTTTGAAATAAGTCAAAGCAACCAAGCATTGCTTACAACGAGTTTATCAATTTCTTTAGGTGCATATTTTGGTGGGCGTAGCTTTGAAAAGATAAAAAAATAACTATGGAAACTTTAGAACATTTATTAGGCATTTGTGGTGAAGCTCATATAAACTTGTATCACATTATTTTGTTTTTTGTACTATCATATTTAGCTGGTAGTCTTTTATATTATATAACAAGAGATGGCTCGTAAAGTAAAGGTCAATATATATAAATCTAAAAGCAGAAAGCGAAAAGGTGTTCACTCAAAAACTAAAATGAGTAAAGTAAAACAAAGCAAGAACTACAAAAAAAGATATAGAGGTCAAGGTAGATAAAAAAATTTATATATATTTGTTTTTGCTTATAGCTAAACTTCTGCAACCTAATAAAGACGGACGGCAGTTGGATCAGGTATTTAGAAATTTTGTTTTTCTTAGGAGGCTTTTTCTTTTCTTTTCTTTTGTTTACTTTTCTTTTCTTTTCTTTTGTATTTAAATATATTTGTATATGCCAAAAAAAATATCTCGTAAAGGTCTTATAAATAAATTAGATCGAATATTTTCAGAATACATACGAAAAAAAAACGCAGACAAAAAAGGTTTTGTTACCTGCATAACATCAAAAAAAAAATATCATTATAGCGAAGTTGACGCAGGGCATTTTATATCTCGTAAACAAATGAGCACTAGATGGCACGAGGACAATGTATGGCCACAATCAAGATTTGATAATCGATATAGGTACGGAAAACAATATGAATATAGCTTAGCATTAGAAAAAAAGAAACCTAACCTACCTAAATATCTTTACAATCTATCAAAAGAAACAGTAAAGTATTCAATTATAGATCTTAAAGAATTAATAGAAAAATATAAAAAACTTTTAGAAAAAGAAAATAAAAGATTAAATTTGTGAATTCTTACCAGCTTCGGTAAGCGTTTTGTTTTTAAAAGGGAAGGATTAATTTTTTTCCCTTTTTTTTTATATTATTTTTTTTATTGACAATTTATCATTATCTTGTACAGCAAAACAAAACATTATGAATACATTTCAAATAGAATTATTAAAATCTTTTTTAAAACAATATAAAAAAGGAAATGTTAGTTTAGAATCAATAATACAACATATAGATTGTATTGTAGATACAAAAAAAATAGAGACTACTATTAAACTAAATAACAAAAAGTATGAAAGCATCTCCTAATATAGACGAATTAAACAATAGAATTAAACTTTTAGGTAAGCAAGTAAACACTTTAATAAAGCTTTACAATGAGCTTAAAAGAGAAAATAAGGACTTAGAAATTAAAGTCAGATTAGTTATGAATAAAAACAAAATCACTAACGGTAAACAATTACAAGAACATTTAAAATAAAACAATGATAAGAAAAGATCAATGGGAAAATCTCCCGCCAAAAACAGGCAAATTAAATTCTGTTAAATTTGTCGAAGAAAATTCCATAGTAGGAAGTAAAAATAAAATATACAATATTAATATTGATGGATTACAAAACATAAAATATTACTTAAACGAACATAATCAAAACACAAAAAATGATATAACAGAATATCAAGTTGGAGATATATTAGAATACAAATACGATTCTTATAAAAAGAAAATTAAGATATTTGGTAAAGTAATAAAACAAAATAACAATCAAGCTATGTACAATAACTTTGAAAAAAAAGAAAGCAAGGAATATATTAGTCCTACAGAATTTAGAGATAACAATATATTTTTTCAATCTGCAAGACGAGACTTTGTTCTTATGAATCAAGGTAAAGATTTGTCTCTACAAGAAATACACGAGGGAGCTATAGAATTATACAAAAAACACAAACAAATTAAAAATCAATTATAATGGAAATAATAGGAAAAATAAAAAAAATAGGACAAACTAAAGAATTTGGCGTAAAAGGCTTTAGAAAAAGAGAACTAGTTCTTGTTACAAAAGATCAATATCCGCAACCTATATTAATAGAGTTCGTACAAGATAGATGTGGTTTGCTTGATAATTATAAAACAGGCGATGATATTAAAGTATCAATAAACCTAAGGGGAAAAGAATGGACAAACAAAGATAATGAAGTTAAATACTTTAACTCTATACAAGGATGGAAAATCGAACATAACAATGAGGTTACGCTACAAGATCAGAATCAAGATCGAGAAAGTTATGCTGTACCAAAAGATGATAAACAATTAGCAAATGATTTACCATTTTAAAATTAAAGCTTTTAAAAATTTGAATTACAAAGGATAATGCTAATAAACTTTGGAGACGAACTTAACAAGGTCGATAAGATTCGTAAGGGAATACTTAAAGAAGCTCCAAAGTTAGAGATTAATGAAATCGACAATGTTATTCGTTTTAAAAGAAATGTTACGTGTTTTGCTGGACACGCGAATGTAGGCAAAACCTCTATTATTATTTATTTTATGCTACTCTTTGCTATGAAGCATAAAGTAAAGTTTTTGGTATTTAGTTCTGAAAATGAGCCTTATTCTCTTATTAGAAAACTTATAGAGTTTAAATCTGCTAAGCCTATAAACAAAATCTCTGAAGAAGAATTAGATAAACATTCACAATTTGTATTTGAGCATTTTAAATTTATTGACTGCGAAAAGAACTATGATTACTTAGATTTACTATCTTTATGTGAGGTAGTGTACCCGCAATACAAATTTGACTGTTTGATTATTGATCCAATTAACAGTTTAAAAAAAAATAAAGGTATGATGAAATACAGTAATGCTTATGAATATTTATACGAATGTATGACTGACTTTAGAATTTTCGTTAAGAAATATAATGTAGGTTTGTGGTTGATTATGCACTCTGTTACTGAGGCTTTTAGAAAAAGATACCCAGCTAATCACGAATTTGCCGGCCATCCTTTACCTCTTGCTATGTCTGATGTTGAAGGTGGCAATGTTTTCGGAAACAGAACAGATGACTTTTATACTATACATCGACTTACTCAACACGATAGCAGGTGGATATATACAGAGCTGCATTGTAAAAAAATAAAAGATCACGATACAGGAACAAAACCTACAGGATTTGATTCACCATTGTTACTACAAAGTATACCTAACAACGTAGGATATAAAATAGGAGAACAAAGCACAATTAATAAATCAGTAATCGAACAACTTAATTTTCCATTTTGAAAACACCAGTCGAAATTGCAGCAGAAAAACACAAACAATGGATCGAAATAGTAAAAAGTTTTGGGTGTAATAAAACAACAGCTGAAGATATTGTACAAACTATGTATTTAAAATTAATTTTATATTCACAAAAAAAAAAAGATTTTATGTACAATGATAAGGAAGTTAATTATTATTATGTATTTAAAATACTTAGAGGTTTATTTGGCGATTTAGTTCGAAAAGAAAAAAAAATTAAGTATATAAACATAGATGATATACAAATTGAAACAAGTTTTAATAATATTGATTATAATAAAGCTTTTAAAAAAGTAAACGATCATTTAAAAAAAATACATTGGTATGAAAAAGAGGTATTTAATTTAATACAAGAAGGCGAATCAATTTTACAATTATCAAAAAAAACTAACATAGGCTATAGTAGTTTATATAATACTTATAATAAAGTTAAAAATAAATTAAAAAATGAAATTAGGGAATAAATTAGAATATATAATAAACATCATTACATTTGGTAAAGGAAAAGCCATAGCAACTTGGATAGCAAACAAGTTAGGCTACGAAGACTGTGGCTGTAATGACAGAAGAGAATACTTAAACAACATAACTAGAAATGGCAGACAAGAAATGGATTAAACTAAATAAAAAAGAATACGATTATTGGACAGAATTTAAATCTGTAAAAAGTAGTAGTATCAATAAACAGGAACAAGAGCTTATAGCATCTTTACACAGCAAGTATTTTATGCATTCATATTATATACCCTGCTCTTGTACTCCTAAACATTGGAATAATTGGATTAGCGATCTTAATACTATCTACGAGAATGGGTATAGAGACTATAAATAAATTTGAAAAAATTGTTGTAAATTTTCTTAATGAGTTTGAGGGCTGGAATCTTAAATGGAGTAAAGGCAAGTTTGAGCACTATGATGCGTCAGGTTTAACACCCAAAGGGCACAAGTGTGTAATCGAAATGAAGTTTAGAAATAAATACTATAAAGACAAACTACTTGAGCAGTATAAGTATGATAAGCTTATGGAAATGGATAGTGAAATTGTTAAGCTATACTTTGTATCAGATCCTAAAGGTACTTACTTGTATTGGATTAACTATTTAGAAATGCCGCCTGTAAAAGAATTATTCTGTCCTGATACTACATTATGGACAAAAAAAAAGCTACTTAAAAAGGTTTATTTACTCACGGAAGATATGGCAAGTATTGTTAATAAAGTATAGTTATTGCATATTGTTAATTATTTTTAGTATATTGTAAAACTAAAAAATAAAACTATGGCAAAAAACAATCACAATCCAATAGAAAATCAAGTAATGGACTATTGTAGGCAAAAAATAAAAAAAGAACAAGAGGTACTTAAATATATAGAAGAAAATAAACCAATACTAACAGAGCTTGGATATGAAATCAAAAAAAAAGAATTATCTAACGTATCTGAATGAAAACTATTTTTTTGAAATAGGCTATGTAAAAAAAGAAAGTAATATTAAATATATAAAAATGAAAAAACAAAGACAATTTAGAAGCAATCAAGGTAGGGATCCTAAAAAAGATGAAATAACATATCAGACCATAAAGTTTGCGTTTATAATATTATTTATGTGTTTATGTTTTTTTTTGATATTAGAGCAATGGATATAAAAGCAAAACAAAAGTATGAGGCATCTTTTAATTACTTAGGTGGGGCTATGGCATTAGCATTCGAAAAAGCAAATACTATAAGAAAAAAAGAAATAGGTAATTATATAAAATGTTTAAATCAAATGTACAAATACACAAATAAATTGGAAACAAAACTTATAAAACAAGATTATGAAAATAATACAACTTTTAGACGGAAACGATTACAACAAGCAAGACTTATTAAAAAAAATGGTAGATGATGATTTTTACTATGGCGAGTTATCACAGTTAGTCTTAAGTAGTTCGTCTTTAAAATTACTTTTATCTAGTCCAAAAACATATAAATACGTAACAAAATATGGCAGTAAAGAAACACAACCATTAAGAGATGGTAGGCTTGTGCATATGTCAATATTAGAGCCAAATAAATTTCAAGAGCAGCTTTTTGTAAATGTATCTAGTAAAAATTCAAAAGCATATAGAGAAGCTAAAGAAAAGTACGGATTAGTATATACTAGAACAGAAAAAGAAAATGCAGAGAAAATTGCTGATTCTTTTTTTAAGAATGAACAAGCCCTAAAATACATAACAGACTGTAAGTTTGAAGTACCTGCAATAGACACGATACAAGGATTTCCATTTAGGGGCAAAGCAGATGTACTAAGTAGTAAAGGTATTGTAGATATAAAGACAACAACAGACATAAAAGGTTTTCCATATTCAGCAAAAAAATATTCTTACGATGTACAATGTTATTTATACTGCCATTTGTATAACAAGTCTTATGAGGATTTTACATTCCTGGTAATTGATAAAGGTAGTTTAGATATTGGTGTTTGGAAATGTAGTGAAGAGTTTTATTTAGAGGGTAAAAGAAAAACAGAACAAGCCTTAACGATATTTGAAAACTTTTTTATACAAGGCCACGATTTAGATAATTATATAATAGAGGGAATATTATGACAAAAGCAATTAAGATAGCAAACAAAATAAAAAAGATAACAAAGCTAGATGTATTTGAAAACACTAGAAAGATAGAGATAGTAGAGGTACGATCTTTACTAGCCTTTATTTTATATAAGTATGAAAAAATGAAACTACAAGAAATAGCAAAGTTTTTTCAATCGCAAGGAAAAACATCAAGTCATTCATCTGTATTACACGCGGTAAATAATTTTGAAACAAATGCTCAATACAATAAAAAAATAGGAGACTGGCTAACATACTTAACAAAGACCAGCAAAGATTTAAATTACGATGCTAAAAGAGAGTTTGTAAAATTTAAAGCTAATCATCTTAACGACGAAAACATCAATATAATGATAAATATTATAGATCAATTAGAACAAAAAAAATTAATTAATAAAATATAATTATGCAAAAAATATTAATATCTAAACAAACAATTACATTTAAAGGAAGTAATTCAAATAATATAAAAGATAAAATAAAAACTTTAAATGATATTTTACCTTCTAATGTTTTAAAACATATAATAGACAATGCTAAAAAATCTAAAGCAAATAATGAAATGTATGTTTTTAGAAATATATTTAAATTATTACATAATAAAAAAAACCAATTAAATATTTTTAATAGTGTGTTTGATAATATTAGAGCCTGGGCGATTGATAGAGAAATTATAAGCAAAGGCGATTCAAAAACACAATATGTTAAATTTCAAGAAGAAGGGGGCGAGTTAGCAAAAGCATTATTAGAAAATAATCAAAAAGAAATAAAAGACGCAATAGGCGATATAGTGGTAGTATTAACAAATCTTGCAACATTAAATAACTTTACTATTGAAGAATGTATAGAATCAGCGTATAACGAAATAAAAAATAGAAAAGGTAAAATTGTAAATGGAAGTTTTAAAAAAAATTAATATGAATATTTTAAAAAAAGCAAATAAAATTATATTTAAAAGAGACGAAGAAAAAGAAAGACAATATGGCCCAATCGATGAATCGATAAGTAAAGCAGCAAAAATGGCTTCAGAAATGTGTAATAAAGAAATTACTACTGAAGATTTTTATAAATGTATGATAGCTTTAAAACTTAGTAGATTAGCTTATAGTAATAAGAAAGATACTTTTTTAGATGCAGTCGGTTATATAGCTGCGCTCGATAGTTTTGTTAATGGAGGGTATGAAAAATAGAAATTTAAACCATAATAATAATTGGCAAACACCAGATTATTTATATAATGAATTAAATAAAGAATTTAATTTTAATTTTGATCCTTGCCCTTTAAATCATAATATAAATTTATGGGACGGTTTAAAAATTAGTTGGAAGGAAAGAAACTTTATAAACCCCCCTTATAGCAGAAAATTAAAAGAAGCATTTGTAAAAAAAGCAATAGAAGAAAGTAAAAAAGGAAAATTATGCGTTTTGCTATTACCAGTATCAACAAGCACAAAATTATTTCACGATTATATTTTGCCAAATAAAAAAGAAATAAGATTTTTAAAAGGTAGAGTTAAATTTATAGGCTATAATACTTTTGGGGAAAAAGTAACAAATGTGGCTGGAATGCACGATTCAATGATTGTTATTTTAAAATAAATGAATAAATACGAAATAAGATATAAAAAAATATTAAAAGAATGTTTATATAAAGGCGAGTTACAAAAAACAAGAACAAAATATAAAGCTTATGCAGTTTATAATAAGCACTTAAAAATAAATATAAATAAATACTTTCCTATACTAACAAGTAAACATATAAGCCAAAAAATATTCGAAACAGAATTTGAATGGTTTATAAATGGCGAAACAAATATTAAAAGGTTTAAACAAAACAACATTGCAATATGGAATAGCTGGGCAAATGAAAATGGTGATTTAGGACCTGTTTATGGGCACCAATTAATTAATTACAATAGTAAAGGTATAAATCAACTTAAAAACACGATAGAGGCTATTAAAACGCACCCAGAAAGCCGCAGGCACGTTATAAACTTATGGAATCCTCAACAATTAGAAGATATGGCCTTACCACCTTGCTATTTATATTTTCAATTATACATAAGTAATGGCAAACTAAATATGACTATAATTCAGAGAAGTGCCGATCTGTTTTTAGGTGTGCCTTATGATATAGCTTTATATAGTTTATTATTATTATATATAGCAAAACAAACAAGCTATAAAGCCGGATATATATATATAAACTTTATAAATGCACATATTTACGAAAATCAAATTAACCCTACATTAAGATATTTACAAAACAACATATTAAATCCTGTAAAATATTCATATAATAATAAATTAAAACTTTATGATTATAAATCAGTTGAAAAAATAAAATGTAAAGTAGCTGTATAAAATTACAGACTAAATACGATATATAGATATAAAGAAGATTGATTAATCAATGTTTTTTCAATTATGGATAAAAGAATAAATAACGGAGGTAAAAGAATAGGTGCCGGCCGAAAACCAAAGGCACAAGAAAAAGATCTTATAGAAAAGCTTGATTTAATAATAGACAATAAACAAGTTATAGAAAAACTAAAAGTATTAATTGATAAAGGAGACATAAGGGCTTTAAATTTATATATGGGCTATAGATATGGCAAGCCTAAAGAAACAAAAGATATTCATATTAACGATGACCAACCAATATTCATTGACTAATGTTTACTAAGACTACGGCTCTTACAAAACTTAGATCATTAAATCAAAGAACAAAAATAATTAGAGGTGGAAGTTCGGCGGGTAAAACTATTGCGGTTTTATTAATACTTATTGATTACGCTTGTAGAAATTCGCATAAAGAAATAAGTGTTGTAGCGGAATCAGTACCACATTTGCGTAGAGGTGCTTTAAAAGATTTTTTAAATATAATGAAAACCTTAAATAGGTACGATGAAAGAAAGTTCAATAGAAGTATCTTAAAATACGAATTCAGCAACTATAGCTATATAGAGTTCTTTAGCACAGACCAGCCTGATAAACTAAGAGGTGCAAGGAGAACAGACTTATTTATTAACGAGTGTAACAATATTAGCTTTGAAGCATACCAACAATTAGCAGTAAGAACATCAGGTAATATATGGCTTGATTATAATCCTACTAATTTGTTTTGGGTAGATAAAGAATTGATAGGCCAAGAGGATACAGACTTCCTTACGCTAACATACAAAGACAATAACAGTTTACCTACATCCATTGTAAAAGAAATAGAAAAAGCTAAAGTAAAAGCTAAGACATCTACATATTGGGCTAATTGGTGGAAAGTATATGGACTTGGAGAGATAGGTAGTTTAGAGGGTGCTTGTATTCCTGACTGGAAGTCTATTGACAAGATACCTGATGATGCAAGGCTTTTATGTGCAGGTCTTGACTTTGGTTATTCTGTTGATCCTACAACTTACATAAGATTATATAAATGGAACAATGCTTATATATTTGATGAGCTTCTTTATAGAAAAGGTATGCTAAACAGAGACATAAGTAATTTCTTAACAGACAATAGAGCTTTGGAACACATATACGCAGATAGTGCAGAGCCTAAGTCAATACAAGAGCTTAGAAACTATGGCCACAGAATATTCCCTGTAACAAAAGGCAGAGATTCAATAGTATATGGAATCAACCTTATAAATCAGAATGAGGTATATGTAACATCAAGGTCAAAGAATATGATAAGAGAATTGCAAGGGTATGTATGGGATAAAGACAAAGAGGGAAACAACATACAAAAACCTACAGGCTTACATCCTGACTGTATTGATGCAGCTCGATACTCATTAATGATGGCCTTACAAAACCCAAACAAGGGTAAATATGCAATAAGATAACAGAGGTAGATAAAAAAAAACTAAAACTTTTATTAAAAAATGTTAATTATTCCAAAATAAAGTTGTAGATTTGATTATAATTAAAAACAAAACAAATGAATATAAATACATTTACAGCAAAACCATCTGAACTTGAAAAAGTTAATGATTTGTATAAACAAACAGGAATAAGCAAAAAACTTCTTACTATACACAGTCTTGTTGATACTCTTTTACAAATTGATGAAATAATTAAAAGAGAAAGAAATTTTATTAAAAACAATGTTCTATGTAGAAAACATCTTACAGAACAATATCAAATTGAGAAATATGAAAATCCTAACTCTACAAAAACAAAAGAGCTTGAATTAGATATTATGGATCAAGAATATAGTTGTAATGAATCAAGAAAATTAATTTCATCATTAAAATTAGATTATAGTGAAACAAAACAAAAATTAAAGCAATTATTTTAAAAAGAATGGAAGACATTAAATTTTTCATCAAAGCATTAATATTATCCACTTTCTTTTGGTTAGGAGTATGGTTACAATTAATGTACTTATAGAACACATTGAGTTAATTAGTTAGTTGTTTAATTTAATTTAAATTGATTTAATTTAGTTTTTTACAAACTCAATGATAGGAGGTCTCAAAAGGGCCTCCTTTTTTTTTGTCAAAAATCCACTTTAGATTTCGATATATATATATGAGAGTAAAAATAACTGTACCAAATAACTTGTCAGAAATCAAACTAAGTCAATACCAAAAGTTTTTAAAAGCACAAGAGGAGAATAAAGATGAGAACTTTTTAGCAACTAAGATGATAGAGATATTTTGCCATATAGACAACAAACAAGCTTTCCAAATGAAGCTTAAAGATGTTAATAGCATAACCAAAACTATATCAGATATGTTTGAACAGAAACCCCAGCTTATAAATAGATTTACAATGAACGGAATAGAGTATGGTTTTATACCAAACTTAGATGAGATGAGCTTAGGTGAATATGTCGATCTTGACACCTACATATCTAATTGGGATGAAATGGAAAAGGCTATGGCAGTTTTATACAGGCCTATACAGAACAAATACAAACACAAATATAGTATTGAGGACTATACAGCACAAGGTCAAGAAGTGTATAAAGATATGCCGATGAATGTAGTGTTCGGATCAATGTTTTTTTTTTACCGTTTAGGGATGGACTTATCGAAGATTATGACGTATTATTTTCAGGACAAGCAGGAGCTTCACTCACAGGAGTCCAACAGTTTGGTGAAAAGTGGGGATGGTATCAATCAATTTATGCACTCTCTCAGGGAGATATTAGACGATTTGAGAATATCACTAAATTAAATTTACACAGATGTTTAACAATGCTAACATTTATGAAAGAAAAAAGCGACTTAGAAACGAAACAATTAAAAAGTAAAATGAGATGAGCAATCAAGGTATAAGAGGTTTTTACCAGGTTACAGATACAATAAAAACAAACTTACTAAGTGATAGTAATGTAAACTCTGTAACGACAGGTGATATAACACAAATAGATTTAAACAAGCAAACAATATTTCCCTTAGCACATATTATAGTAAATAGTGTTACAGCTCAAGAACAAACATTGTCTTTTAATATAACCATAATGGCTATGGATGTTGTAAACGAATACAAAGATGCAGAGACAGATATATTTGTTGGTAATGACAATGAGCAAGATATACTTAATACTCAACTCGCAGTATTAAACAGAATCATACTTCTGCTTAGAGGAGGCTCGTTATATACAACAAAATAT